CGCTGGTACTCCGATGCCGCCGGTCTAGACGAGGTACGGACCCTCACGATCCCCTACTCGGCTGCCGATGGCTTCCAGCTCTTCAGCGCCCCCGCCTTTACTCCGTTCAACCGCTACATCTACACGAACGGCGCGACTCCACAGGGCGACTTCTTCTTCGAGCAGAAGCTGCTCAGGACCGCGCTGAGCCCGCAGATCCTCGGCGTGTCTAGCTTCATCGCGGGCGGGATGGTGACCCAGCTAAACCGCTCGGTTCTCGTCGGTGCCGACAGCGCGGGAGCCTACAATAATGTCAGCGTGGCACCGACCACGAACGCCGCCGGTACTTTCCAGAACCTTCAGGTCGTCAGCGGCGCAAGGCCCTCCCAGCTACCGGGCAGGACGCCGGTCCGCATCGTCACGGATGCGATCACGGTGCCGACCCTGGAATACACCGTGACCGGTGGCAAGGTGCTTTACATCACCGACCTTGTGATCACCGTCGAGCAATCTGCCAACAGCCTCGGCCAGCTTCTGCTCAGGGATGGGCTCACCGTGGCAGGAGCCATCGTGCTTCCGCTGTTCGTGCCGGATCCTGGCGCAGGTGCTACGTCGGTAACTACGGTAACTCACACATTCTCGGAGCCGCTGGCCTTCTCGGCAGGCGTCTTCTATGACGAGGCAGCCGGGACCTTGACGATGAGCGGAACGCTGATCGGATACGAGGAGTAAATGGCAGCCCTCTCCAAGCTAGCTCCTCGGATCAAGGGGCCTGACTTCATCCAGCGGAACGCGGACAATACGCTAAGCCTGCCGATCTACCGAGACGGCACTCTCCAGGCGGTCACAAGCGGGACGATCAGCGTATTTGATGACACCGGGATCAACGGGACTCCCCTCGTTGACGAGGTCGCCGTGGTGGTTGTCGGAGGTATCGCTACCCACGACATCACCGCAGCGTCCTTGCCCACCACCAAGGCGCTCGATGACACATGGCAAGAGCGATGGACCCTGACGATCGCAGGCCAGGTCTACACGTTTTGGCGCGATGCTCAGCTGGTGCTGCGCCTGCTCTATCCGGTGATCTCAGATGACGATCTGGTCAGCAGACACACTGAGCTGACGCAGTGGCTCACGGCAGCATCGCGGACCAGTTATCAGGATTACCTTGACGACGCCTGGGACACGATCCAGATCCGCCTGCTCGAGGATGGCCGCAGACCCGCTCTGATCATGAGTTCGTGGAGTCTGCGAGAGGTCCACATCCAGCTCACGCTTGAGCGGATCTTCCGCGACTTCAGCAGTTCAGCAGGCGGCGCTCGCGGTAAGTATGCCGAGATGGCAGACCACTATCGAAAGGCGTTTGCAGTCGGCTGGTCGAGCATGACTCTGATCTATGACGATGGCGAAGACGACGACATCAGCGACGGAGATCAGGGCCAGGCAGGATCGCCGGTCGTCTTCCTCGGTGGCACCGGGCGCAGGACCGGCTGATGGCTGTCCATGGAGACATCTTTGATGCCCTCGTTGATGAGGGCGTTGATGCTGGCCTGCATGAGTCTCCGATCCTGCTGGATGTGAAGTCCACGCCGATGCCTGCGCTCCATCGCGCTTTCACGCTGGACATACAGACCCGCAACAGCACGAAGAACCGAGACCGCAGAGAGACCACGATCCGCCAACTGCATGATGTGATCTACCGGATCGCGCATCTGCTCGATCCCGTAAACCAGGCAGAGACACAGCGCGCCGCTTATCAGGACGGACAGAACGTCGTCGTCGAGCTGATGAACACGATCGAGGCGCCGCTTAACACCTGCTCGATCAACTACGTCAGGACCACGCGCGCGCTCAATCCCTCCCGTGAGTGGCTCTTCACCGATGTCACGTTCTCGGTCGAGGTCTCCTGGTCCATCGCAACAGTGGCGGCGCCATGAGCCCAGACGAAGCCATCGCGCTCCTGAGCCGATTCGGATCCAGCATCGGAGACGATCTGGCTGCGCTCATCGGAGAACAGGCGATCCTGCTGAGTCAGGATCTCACGGGGCCAGAGCCCAACACATTCACTCCGAGGCTCACCGGCAACCTGGCACTGAGCGCCAAGGTCAGCCACAGCGGCACCGATATGTTCTTCCTCAACGACGCATCGCCCTACGTCCTCGCGCCCGGCCAGGGCGGCGTCAGAGAGTCAGGCGGCCAGCCGCAGATCGCGGACTATCTCACCGACAAAGAAAGCTATGCCTCATACGTCCACGGCGGCTTGTATGAGGCAGATGCGCTCGAGGCCTTTGAATTGAGGATGATCGAGGAGCTGGCGATCGTGGTCGAGCGATTCGTTGAGGCGCGCTTCAATGCCTAGCGTTGACTTCAGCCAGGACATCGGCGCGCGCGTCGGAGCAACGCTGCGCGACTTCGGCTCATTGGCGCCTGATGCTGAGCGGATCCTCCGGCAGATGCGCCTCGACATCACAAAGGAGGTGATCAACATCTGGCCCGAGGACACAGGCACCAGCCGCGCAGCCTGGGAGATCGTGATCGACGGAATGATGCTGATCTTTCGCAATCCGGTCGAATACGTGAGCTTCGTCTTCCAGGCTGGCGATTCATCGCAGACGCCGATCGCTGACTTCCTCGAGGCCAAGGCCGCAGAGCTGGTCGCTGCGGCTGTGCTCGATCTGCGGCGCCTTCTGGCGATGGTGCCCAGGCAGCGCGACATCTTCCGCCGCCCAAGCAGAGCTGCGGATCCAATCGGGCGTGCCAGGGCTGCGGCTCTGTTCGCCACCACTGAGCGACTTTTCAGGCAGCGAGGCGCGCGCGAGAGATTGCGCGAGCGCTTTTCCGTAGAACCAAGCGGCAGGGCCAGAGCCCGAAGCCGAGGGAGATAGAAAATGGCTTACTCAACGATCGTCAAAACAAAGCGGGACGGCACGCTGGTCTTCGCAGACAACGCGGGAGCCAATACGCTCACCGTTGCTTTCGAGGCTGGGGACTTCAGTGCTGACTTTGCCATGGAGGGGGTGCAGGAATTCCTTGACAGGGGCAGGCACAGCGATCCGCCTTCGATCCGGTATTCGGACGATGCGCCCATCACCGGCAGCTTCACCTGCTATCTGAGGGACATCGCGGATGCGACCTATGCCACGGTAGAGGAGATCCTGCTTCAGTCAGGCCAGGTCGGCAGTACCTGGGTCTCCACGATGGGCGCCAATGGCGAGGTGTTTACGCTCTCGCTGACATGGACGATCGAGGGCACTGATCACGGAGAGTCTGACCACGTACTCACGTTCCCCTACTGCGCGATCCGCGGCTCCATGGCAGAGGGCGATCCCAACACGCTGACGATCAACTTTACGAGCTTCGTCAATAAGCCCAGCGTGATCACCTAATGCTCGAAAAGCCACTGGCAGCGCTCAAGGATGCGATGGCCGCTGCCGTTGCCGATGTAGCGGCCCACGGTGGCCCCAGCATCCCTCCCAGCAACAAACCCAGGCGCGACTACCAAGGACGCTTCAAGGCCGCAGGCAAGGCGCTGGAGGCGCTAGATGCGGCGCTCTCTGGCGTGCCCGATCCTGACTACTCCAAGACGCCGAAGAAGGAGGCGAAGAAATGATTAGGCGCCGCAAGAAGCGCAAGCTCCCCGATCCGGTCTCGCCTCCGCTCTTCGCTGTGGATGTCGAGAACAGGGGCGAGCACATCTTTTGCTCGATGGATCCTGTGACCGCTGCCGAGTTCTTTGCCGAGATGGCAGACAGCGGAGTCACCGCGCTGACCGCAGACGATGGCGCTGGTGCTGTTTACGCGATGACCGCCAGACAGTGGCGAGTCGGCGGCGCTGCGATCGGTGTCTGCTGGCACCATCAGACGATCGATCTGGAGTCATCGCCCGCAGACCATGGATCGTTTATGTCGCTCGGCGGCGCAGTGATCAAGGAGCTGCACGCCGAGGGATACAGCATTGAGCAGCAGTCGCAGCTTCTGTCTGGCGTGGTCAAGGAGATGGGCGGCGTTAGGGTTACAGCGAAGGAGGTAGAGTCGCGCGTGGATTTCTCCGCAGCCCCAGCGGGCGCAGCCAGCTAGTCGCCATCGACGCTGGCCTGCATCTGCTGGGGGGAGATCCTCAAGCCTTCTACAGCCTGGACAAAGGAAGGCAGCTCGATGTGTTGGCGTATCATGCGCTTGTGACTGACATCCGATTCGTGGGCCGCTTCGGCCTGGTCCAGCCGCTCACGCTGGGCGGCAGACAGCTGCTCCAGGCGATCTGGAGCGGTAAGCACAAGATCGGCGCCGCAGCCAGAGAGGCTACAACCCGCGTGATGTCCAGGATCCTGAAGTCGAGCGACAACAAACCCGAGGACGTTTCCTTCTTCTTCGGCGGCGGCCATGGCTGAGATCCGATTTGATCTCGTTGGCGATTCGTCCAGCCTCGAGAGCGCAGCATCTGACGCCGAGACCGCGATCGGTGGCGTTGACGATGGCCTGAAGGACGCAGGCAAGACGGGCAAGAACGTCCTTGGCAAGGAGATCCCAGGCAGCGCGAAGATCGCCAAGAAGGCGCTCGGCGCAGCGGCCCTCGCAGCGGGCGCGATGACTGCCGCTCTCATCGGCACAGCCAAAGCGGCGATCGATCTCAGCGCTCAGGCGAACATCATCGCCAAGGACGCGAAGAAGATCGGCACCAGCGCCGAAGAGCTACAGATACTCCAAGGCAGTTTCGACCTTTTATCCAAGGGCGGAATTAACGCGGCACGCGCGATCCAGGACCTCCAGCGAGGACTGGCAGAGGCGGCAGATGGAGCGGGACCGGCCAAGGATGCGCTTGGGAAGCTGGGGATCGAGGCCTCGGACTTCGCAGGGCTGGGGATCGCTGATCAGATCCAGCTCATCGCGGATAACTTCGGCAACCTCGACAACGAGGCAGATCGCGCCCAGGTTCCCCTTGATCTGCTGGGTCGCGCAGGCCGCGAGTTAGGCCCAGCCTTCCGAGAGGGCGGCGGCGCTATCGCAGAGGCGATGGTCAAGATCGAGGCCGCTGGCGTCATCAGCAACAAGACCGCAGCGCAGAGCGAGGTGCTACAGGACAACATCCTGCTCTTGGGCAACACGTTCGACAGCGTGAAGCGGGATGTGCTCGAGCCGCTGATCCCGGTGATGGCTGGTGTCGCTGAAGCGGTGCGGGCGATGCTGTCCGACTTCAGGGACACAGGCGAGGCCGAGGAGTTCGGGCAGACCATCAGGCGGATCTTTGTCGAGATCGCGCTGCCAGCAATCGCATCTTTCGCGCAGTTCGCAGAGACATCGCTCTTGGGCGTTCAGTCAACCTTTGCAGGATTCAAGGTCGTTGCTGCTGGTCTCAGCCTCGCCTGGGCGAAGGTCACCGGCACAACAGAGGAGGCAGAGGCCGCCGCGATCAAGTACGAAGAGTCTTTAGAGACATCGGCGCGCGCTGCTTTTGAGTTTTCACAGGCTCAGGGATCGGTCAATAATCGCTGGACCGATATGATCGATCGGGCCAACAGCGCCGCCGCAGCGGCTCGAGATGTTGGCGTTGCCCTTGGGGTCTCTGGTTCAGGCCGAGGCGCAGGAGCAGGCGCAGGAGCGGGCGCAGGAGGCGATGGCGATGGAGGCGGCGGCGTTACCTTTGGCGCTATCGATCCGGCGGAAGACTTGCGGATCGTCGTTGATCAGAATTACCTCGACTTCACGAAGGATGCTCACGATCAGCTAGACGAGACGCGCGAGGCATCCCACGACGCAGAGATGGCACGCAGCGCCGATCTGCTCAAGGAGCGCGAGGCGAACCTGGGCGATTGGCTTTCGATGACTGCCGCGGTTACTTCCTCGATCGGCGGCCTGATCACAGATGTAACGGCGATCAGCGTTGCAAGCACGCGCGAGGGCTCAGACGAGCACAAGAAAGCGCTGCGCGATCAGTGGGCAGCGTCAACCGCTGTGGCGATCCTCGAGGCTGGGATCAACATCCCGCTATCGATCTCGCAAGCAGCGGCGGCGCCTTGGCCTGCTGCTATCGGCTTTATGGTGGCCGCCGGAATTGCGTCAGGCGCTGCACTGGGCGGCGTCATCGCCAAGGCGGCGATCGGTCCATCGTTTCACACTGGCGGCATCGCTCGCGGTAGCACAGGACAGCAAGCGCTTGGCAGTGATGAGTTCGCCGCAGTGCTGCGAGCGGGCGAGGAGATCCGCTCACCGCAAGGCGCCAGGACTGCGCGCGAAAGCAGGCTCAGGGATGACAACGCTGGGATCTCAGACAGCAGGCCGATGGTCAATGTATTCAAGATCCGCAACCAAACGACGGATGTGCAGATGTCGGAGAACTTGAGGACCCGCCGCGGCCCGCTGTGGGAAAGCATCCGCCAGGACCAACCGCGCGTCGGCCGCCATCTGGTGTTCGAGTAGATGGGCTCGGTTAAAACCACAGCGCGGATCCAGGGCTTCGTCGTTCCCGATCCGCAGATCAAGCATGAGACGCTGAGCGCGATAGGCGCAGGGTCCACAGACAGCGCTTATACCCAGGCAGGTCCTCGCGCTGGGATCCCAACGATTACCACAGACACCAGCCTAGTCCTCGAGGCCAGCGGCTCTCAGGGCGCTGATGGCAACCTTGAGATCGTGGCTCATCGCGCTGGCGGGCCTGGCGCCAATGAGGGCGGATTCATCTGGCGAGATCTGGCAGCGGGCGATTCAGCCAGCGCGATGAAGGGCTGGGACGGACCGCAGATCGTGACGGGCTGGGAGCCGCTGCTGTGGACTACCGTTGCCCAAGGCGCGGACATCCGGCCCGATGTGATCCGGCTCAGCTCTGGCCGCCTGCTGGCCTCCATCTCATCGACTGTACTCGGTGTCGTTCGGATCGAGCGGTACGATCCAGCGGATGGGCTCTGGACCCCGGCGAACCTCACGCCTAAGAACGCTGGGTCTACCTACGTGAGCACTGCGGCGGCGCTGCTCGAGCTTCCCAATGAGCGCGTCTTGTGCGCTGTGGTTAGCAACGACTCAAACCAGATCGACGTTTATTACACCGATGACGAGGGAGACACCTGGGCGGCGGCAGGCTATCGCGTGCTGGAGGAGGCGCTTACAGACTCAGGCGGCACTGCTGCCATCGTGATCAATGACATCCGCTGGGACTACAGCAACGGGCAGATCCTGCTGATGCTGGGTTACGTCGATCCCGCTGGCGATGCTGCGGCGCAGTTCGCATCCACAGATCTAGGTGCCACATTCGAGCTGGTGCTGGCCGAGTGGATCTCTCCGACAGAAGAGCCCGTGTCGATCAATGTGCTGGCCCTCATGGGCGGCGGCTTCCTCGTCGCATACGTGGCACGGATCCCAGCAGGTGTTGCGGATGCGTTCTCGCGGACCATCGGATCAGCGCTGACGCAGATCCTGGCATTTTCTCGCGTCGGCATCAGCCTCGACACAGGCGCTCCTGACGATGTGGTCGCTTGGCGAGGCGAGGGCGGCCCGGAGATCTACGCATTCACCACCAAGAACGGGACCGGATCGATCGGCAGGCCGCATCGCTCGATCAACGGCGGCAAGAGCTGGCAGGGCTGGACCCAGGTAAACGAGGCCTTCTCGTTGCACTCTGGCAACACCTACACGAACCGCTTTCAGCGATGGGGAGCGGCAGAGACCGCGGGCAGGACCGCGCTGATAAGCCGCTTCACCAGCCAAGATTCTTACGCTGACAAGTCAGTGGCGGTCCTCTGGATGGGCGGGTACTCGTCGCACACCGCGCCGCTCTGCAATGGCAGTGTAAATCTGCGAGATCGGGATCTAGACTTCGTCGGCTGGGGTGATGGGCTGTCCCGCCTCGGCGGCCTGTACCTGCCTGCCGATGTGCCTGACAATGTGGACTGGGTCGCCGCAGGCGCTGGCTCTTCCACGATCAACACATCGGCGCAGCTTGCGATCTCAACAGCGGCCCAGCGGCGAGACTTCAGCCGCAGCCTTGCCGATACGGGCGTTACTGCTGCCTTTTTTGAGTTCGCTGTGGAGATCGACAGCGGCGATGGAGACACATCCACCGACGAGATCGCGGTCAAGGTCTCGCTGAGCGCTGCTGTGCTGCTCTACAGCATCGAGGTCCGCCTCTCCTCGACAGGCTACAGGCTCCACGACTCGCAGGCAGGCGCAGACATCGGCGCTGAGATCGCCTTCGATCTGACGACGATGGGAAGGATCCGCGGTGCACTGGACATCGAGGGCAACGCGATGCTGTGGCATGCGCGCTCAGGCCACGTCCGATCATGGACCCAGGGCCGCACTAGTACATCGCTGACATCTGGCGCAGGCGGCGGCGCTAGCTCGGTGTCTTGGGGCCACAAGACAGGCACCGCCGAGTCGCGCTGGGAGATGGTGGCCTATACCTACTGCCCGTCCACCTGGCACGGGATCCAGGTTGGGCCGCTGGCTTCTGAATGGGACAATCCCGATTACCTCCACGCGCGTACCTGGGCGCCTGAGCCCGTTGGCGTCGTTGATGGAGTCCGCATCAGGGCCAAGGACGGGCCAGGCTACAACGGCGATCTGTGGACCGTTGCAACGGCTTACGATCATCCGATCAGCGCCATCGACTGGCGGCGAGCCTCGAGCCCATCGAGGACATGGAGGAGCAAGGGCACCGCCTCCGCTGTCCATCTGGTTTGGGATCTGGAGGCGGGCGACTTCACTAAGAGCGCTTTGAGGAATCACTCGATCGCCGTTGTGATCATGGGCGCCAATTTCGAGACCGCGATCCTCGAGGGATGGAACCCAGGAGGCGGCGGCGCCTGGGTTCCGATAGGGACGGCCACAGCGTCAACGGGATGGGGATCTCTGGCGTACAGCAGGCTCGGATCGCGGGTTCAGGTAGACACCGGGACGGCGACCCAGGGCAATACCTACCTCTGGTATGGATTCCATGAGGGCGATACGTTCGATCTCGGCAGCGGCGAGGCGAAAGATCGGTATCACCGGATCAGCCACAACACTGAGGGAGCCTGGGACGATGCAGCGACGAAGCGGCCCACGATCACGCTAGCGCGCGACAACCTGCCGGGCGCCCTCGCCAATTCTGCGACGGGCACGGGCTCTGTCTGGCGTACTAATTTCGGCGCGATTGTCCACGACTACACCGCCGACTATTCGCTGCTTCGTTTGCGGATCCCAAGCCAGACCACAGCAGATGGATATTTTGAGATCGGTAACGTCCTGATCGGGCATCTGGCGGCCTTCGGCCATCAGTACGATCGCGGATATACCAGGATCACAGCGAGCAACACAGAGAGCTTCCAGCGGCGCTCTGGAAGCACGCGCGTTCGCAAGCTGGGACCAGCGGCGCGAGAGGTTGAGATCTCCTGGGCGCAGACCGCGGTTGACGCATCCACAGCGCAGACCAAGAATCCCTCGCCAAACTACGTTGTTGGGGTGACCGGAAGCAGCAACCCGATCGCCAGCACAACGGACACGATCCGACTGGTGGAAGGGGTGATCCTCGAGGGCGATGGCCCGGTCTCGCCCGTGGTCTATCTGGCAAGGGTGACGACAACTGCGAGCACATCACAGCAGATCGGCGTTGATCGGCGCGAGTTCGTCTATGGGCGGATCGAGACAGATCCGCAGGCTGACCACGTTGTCGGTGATGAGGGTCTCAGCGAGGTCGAGCGGCTGAACACGATCAGGATCCGCGAGATCGTATGAGCCGGCCGTTCCTGCCTGACCGGCTCGACGCTGGCGCCTTCCATCTCCTGTTTGAGCTGGACTGGGCGGGCACCATCTACCGGCTCGCCAGAGAGCGGATCGAGGCGACGATCGACGGCGATGTCCTGATCTATCAGGGCGGCCTGGAGATCTCGCCAGCCTTTGAAGAGTCGATCGATCTGTTCTCCATCGGCCTCGAGGAGCGCTCTGCGGATGTCACGCTGCACATGTCAGAGCTGGCCGATGTGCCCGATCTGGTTTCCAGAGGCCACGATCTAGGATCTGCGTCTGGCCGCCTGCTGCTGTGGGTCGATGGCGAGACCGTTGCGCGGACATTGATCGAGGGCGAGATCCGCGATCCCAGCTACGGCAACAGCGACGAGCCGATCGTTCTGACGCTGGAGGAGGCGCCATGGCTGGATCGGCTCTCCATCCCTGGCCCGCTCTCATTCGTGAGCGCTGCTACCTGGCTCAATCGGGACGATGCCCTCGATGGTGAGCGGTATCCGATCATCCTGGGCAGTCCAGGCGGCGGATCGCTCGCTGGCTCTGTGGCTCTGCATGTGGAGACCGCGCCCGGTAACCGCTACCTCATCGCAGAGGGCGAGATCGCATCCTCATCGGTGACGCTGGAAAACAAGACGAACGGCAACACCGTTGTTCTGGCGGCGCTGCCTTTCACCGATCTGCGCGGAAATTACGTCACGTATGTAGACGACGCAGCGGATGCGCTAGCTGTCACCGTTGGCGATCCGATCTACGTCCGTTGGGCTGGGCTCGGCGTGCCTGGCGTGAGCACTGCTGGCGAGGCGATCGAATGGATGCTGGCCCGCTCAGGGCTGCGCGTGGATTACGGCAGGACCCAGGCGGCCCGAGATCTGCTCGCAGAGTACAAGATCGACGCCTACATCCAGGCTGGGCCAGACTCTCAGATCAGCGCCTGGGACTGGCTCTCAGAGCACATCCTGCCGATCCTGCCTGTCTCTATTCGGACTGGGCCGGATGGCGTCTATCCGCTGGTCTGGAGGCATCAGGCTGGACGTTCGGATGCTGCCGCAGATCTGGATCCATCCCGCGGGAATTGCGATCGGGTCTCTGCGGTGACATACACCAGCCGCGACAACATCTATCAGGAGATCGAGATCCTCTACAGGCGCGATGAACAAAACAATCTGCAAGACGGGCGCGCAGTCCTCACGGGCGATCCAGACACAGCGGATGCGGACACAGATGCCTCGATGAATCAATATCTGCGCGAGTCGTTTGAGCGCTACGCAGGCAGCAGGAGCGATCGGGTATCGCGCCGCTCGATCTCTACCGCGGTGATCTCAGACGATGCGACTGCACAGAACGTCTTGAGCTGGCTTGCGCTGCGGTATGCACAGCAGCGCCGGATGGTGACCTATGACTGCGACACCAGCTTTGGTCATCTCGAGCCTGGGGATCTGGTAACGGTGACGGATGCCGAGATCTCCTGGGCCGATGTGCCTTGCCTGATCGACTCCATCGTCTGGACCGAGGAGGCCAAGATCGTCCTGAGCCTGACAGTGCAAGAGCACGAAGTGTTTAGGGTAGGAGGCTGAGACATGAGCGACGAAGTGATGCGGGCTCTGGCTCGGATGGAATCGAAACAGGACATCGCTGGAGATACGCTCACGGGCGTCCGCCTGGATGTCGAGTCCATCAAAGCAGCCCAGGACCGAATCACAGGCGAATTCGCCGGCCATGTCGAGGACGATCAGCGCATGGCCGAAACGGTGACCGCCGGGATGACGGAGATCGCCTCGCTCAGAGAGGCAGAGCAGGCACGCGCGGTCCGCGAAACAGAGCGCGAGAAGCAGGCCGAGGCAGCAGCCGTCCACGCCAAGGAGTGGTCAACGCGAAAATGGACCGTCGCGCTCATCATCGCTGGCGCTTTCTTAAGCTCCATCGGCGCCAACCTCTATAACCTGATCGTCAAGGGCGAGATCTCAGAGACCGCCGAGGAGGACTGATGCCCAGCTACTCAGCCAGATCGCTCGCCCGCCTCGAGACCTGTGATCCAAAGCTCCAGGCGCTATTTGAAGAGGTGATCAGGCACTGGGACTGTACGATCCTGGAAGGGCGCAGGGACCAGGCCACGCAGGACGAGTATCACCGCACCGGGCGCAGTAAGGTCAAGTGGCCGAACAGCAAGCACAACGCGATCTTTCCCGCCCTGTCTCGCGCTGTGGACTGCGCTCCGTATCCGATTGACTGGAATGATTCTGAGCGCTTCCGCGCGTTCGGTGGCTTCGTTCTCGGCGTTGCCGCTGTGATGGGTATCAAGATCCGCTGGGGCGGCGATTGGGATGGAGATCACGACTTCAAGGATCAGCGCTTCATCGATCAACCGCATTTCGAGCTGATCGAATGATCGAGCGGATCCTGCTGTGGCTCGCTGGCAAGCTCGGCAACCTGCTGGGCTGGCTGATCCTGCGGTCCCATCCCATCGAGCCCGCACGCTGGAGGCCAGGAAGATGAGCAAGCGCGAAAGAATGAGCTACGCCACCCTCTTCATCGAGGCAGGCTTGGCAATCGGGATCATCCTGCGGCCTGACACTGCGGCAGATCTGAGCCAGATGGCGATGTGGATCGCAGGCACATCAGCCTGCTATGTCGGCGGCGACACATACCGCAGCAGCGGCAGCGCGCACGCGGCGCACAGACCGCCCGCTACAGACCGCAGCGAGCCCTGATGTCTACCAACCTGGCCCTGGTAACAGCGGCGCTGCTCGCAGTCGCAGTCGCTGTCTGCGTGCCTCGCCTGCGCCTCTATGCGCTGGCTGTGCTGGGTCTGATCCTCTCCATCCTGGGCGCTGGCAAGCTCGGCAGCGGGCTCAAGGACCGGGCGCAGGCTGGCTCCAGTCGGCGGCGAGATGTGGCGGCAGCGCGCAAGGCGCACAAGGCCGAGACCCAGGAGAGGAACACGCGCATCGATAGCGCTCAGGCGGCGTCAGATGCTGCTGTGGACATCGCAGACACAGATTCCAGCCTGGACACGGTCCCGCCGGTCAGCGATGACGAGCGGGCGAAGAGGCTAGCTGCCCTGGGCGATGCGCTGGACTGAGGCGCGCACGTAGGCCGCAGCGGTCATACCCTCGGCAGCAGCCAGCGCCTTGACCTGAGCCCATTCGTTCGGGCTGAAGATCTGCTGTTTCGTTCGCCTGTCTGCGGCTGGGATGGGCGGGCGGCCTGGCTTGCGCGGGATGGCGCCTCCGCACTCGACACAGTCCAGAGAATCGGATCGGGTGTCGAGGCGAGGCGTTGGCGTGGAGCAGTCGCAGAGCATCAGCTCGCGTCCCATTCGCGCTCGCGCCCGATTCGGATGGCGTCCCATTCGCGGTAGCAAGGGAGACACAGGTCCATCTCGCTGTAGTCGTGATGGCTCAAGTAGTCCGCGCCGACATTCTCAGCGCAGTACTCGCAGATGTCCGCCTCTGTGGTCGTGATATCTCCAGCATCCGATATGTAGATGTAGCCCTTGCGCTCGAGCGCGTTAATGGTCCTTCCGTCGAAGTCGGCTTTATTGGCTGCGGGCATGGCTTCGATGGCTTTGAGGGCGTTGGCCTGTGCGTCTGAAAATGCGTTGCTCATGTTCTCTGTCTCCCGGTCGGCGTTCCCTGCCGACAAAGAAATAGTAACACAATAAAAGCGGACCGCAATAACTAATTGCACGCCCCGTGATAATAAATCCAGAACCGCACCACTGCGCCCGCTTGCTACCCTGCCTCATGCGCGCCATCATCCCGCTCCTGCTCATCCTCACCGGCTGCGCTGGCTCCCTCGTCGCGCCGCTGACCTTCGCAGAGGCGACCCGCTACTACCCTCCAGAGTTCGCTGTACTCATCGCTACAGAGCCAGAGCCCACGATTGCGGGCGATGCCGCAGCCTTCGATGGCTTCTTGGTGGCTGGCGCTGACTGGCGCAGGGTCCGCGCTGAGTTCGACCGGCTGCGGGCGATGCTGGCAGAAGCCTACGCTCAGAGCGCCTCTGACCGCGTCCTGGCGATCACTGAGGACCGGGCGAAGGTTGAAGCGCTGAAGCAGTGCAGGCGCTCTAAGGCAGAGGCTCTGGCGTTCGGTATCGGCATCGGAGCGGGCGCGTGCGCTGCCGTGGATCGGGCGCTGGATTCGATCAGTCCGCAGCCATGACAGCGCGGATCATTGGCGACACCATCTGCGGGCAGCAGCCGTTCCCTGCCTGACGATACTGGCTCGTCTTCGTGCCCCGCATCGGATAGTCGGCGGGCCAGCCCATCAGGACCAGGCACTCGGTGACGGTGAGCCTTCGCCTCCCTGTTCCCAGGTACAGCGCATCGCTTGCGCGCTGCATCTTGTGCGGGTTTGCTCCAGAGCCAGAGCCTTTGACTTCTGACGCGAGGACTGCGGGGGATGGTCGGTCGATGTAACTACAGATCCTCAATGCCTGTTCGTACTTATCGCTGGTTGATCCTGTGAATGTGTCTGTCGTGGGTGCTGGTCTGTCTGTGTAGTCTGTTGGCGGTCTTCGGTTGATCGCCAACAGTCGCTGCTCCGTCGCGGGCGATGGCCTGTTTAGATACAGGTTCCCCTTGCCCCCGATCGCGGGCGATGGCTCCGTCGCGGGCGATGGCCGCTCTTGATTCGGGTGTGCGTCTGTGTTTCTGGATGCGTCAAGGGTCCACATTGCCCCGCCCGCGCTTGAGCTCATTACAGTCGCTACCTCTCCAGGCCCGTGCGCGGTTGCTAGTGAGTATACGCTCAGGTCCAGCACATCCCGCACAGTCACCCACGGCTTGAGCTTGCGCCCGAATAGGTCAGCCTGACCGCTCGGCTTCCCATGCGTCGGCTCGGGCCAGCGGATAGCACGCGGCCCAGCGCAGATGATGACCCTGCGGCGGAATTGCGGCGTGCCGTAGTCGGCGGCGCACAGCACTTTGAATCCGACCCAGGCGAACCGCTCCCGCAGTTGCTCGAGGATGACGCGATCGAAGTACGCGCGCGGGCACGCTTCAGGATCGTGCATCCCCTTGCACCGCTTCTCGCAGCCTCTGTGCTGCAGCAGCCCGGTGACGTTCTCAGCCAGGAACCAGCGCGGCTCGACCTTGTCGATGACATCCACGGTCCAGGGCCAGCCGTTGCGGTCTCCGCTGGCTCCCTTGCGCTTGCCTGCGCTGCTCCAGTCCTGACAGGGGAAGCTGCTCCAGAGCGCGTCAACCTCGAGCCCGTCATATAGCGACAGATCCCGCACGTCGCCCTGAATGGTGGGATGTCCAGCGGCCTGAGCTGTGGCAACGGCTGAAGCATCCCACTCGATGCCCAGTACCGACTCAGCGCCCGCTGCCTCGATGCCCATGGATGCGCCGCCTGCGCCTGCGAATAGCTCGAGGAAGCGCATCACCACTCCAGCCTCACCAGAACGCGCGCCTCTTCGTCTGGACCCGCGTACCATTTCTCAGCGCTGACTCTCCAGATCTGCGAGTCATTGCGGACGATCCCAGCTTTCTCGATGCTGTCTGACACCGCCTTGACCACGTTGTCAGAGTCGGGCGTAGCGCAGTGCATCTCCCTGATCATCGGCTTGCTCTTCGCCAGCGTGCCCAGCGGGCGATGTAGCAGCCGCTTGGGCCGCTGGAAGAGCGCGGTGATGTGCAGCTCAACGGGACAAGTGAGCGGCGCTCTGGCGACTGACCAGGCCAAGCGAAGCTCCCAGGCTGCGGACGCTTCCCAACTGCGGGTTTTCTCAGGCGTGCGGGCTCTGCCTGTTCTGCTGAACCGAGGCCGCCCTTTGCCTATCGGCTGTCCGTAGATCGTGCAGGTCCAGACAGGCATCAGAACAGACCCTGCTGACCAGCCAGCGCGCCCGGTTCTGTTTTCGCTGTGGCCTCCTCGATGGTCATCGCCTGAGCCCAGTGCTTGAGCCTCGCCTGGATGATGGGCAGATAGTCCGCCTCTCGCTCGATGCCGATGCTCGCGAACCCTTCTAGGTCTGCGGCGATCATCGTTGTCCCGCTGCCAGCGAACGGCTCGAGGACGGTGCCTCCTGGCGGGGTGATCAGGCGAACGAGCCAGCGCATGAGGGCGATGGGCTTAACCGTTGGATGGTAGTTTCTTGTGGGCTTCTTCCAGTTCGCGCCGGTATATGGATTATTCCCGCTACCGTCTGAGCCTACAAGGCCAGCAGATCCGGCAGTGCGTCCAGTAAGCTCAGCCCGATCCTTGCCAAGCAGCTCCTCGCAGCCCGCCTCGCGCTCTGAGCGGCTGGCCTTGGGGCAGCAATAGACGTTGGCGGGGAAGCGGCCGAGGTCGTGCCCGCCGCAGGCTGTGACCCTGGTTCCCTGTCCGTAGATGCCCTGCTTCCCGAAGTCGCCCGCCATGACCGGGCCGGGGTTCTTGTCGCCATCCTGCGGACCCGGCCAAGCACTGTCCCCATACGCGTACCGGCACGCATCCACGTTGATCGCACCAGTGCCCCATCGCAGCACGTTCGCGGCGATGCTGCGCTCCGAGATGGGCTTGCGGGCGAGGATGCAGGGTTCAGCCGCAGGCTTAAGAGCGGTGCCCCAGCCGGCCCAGCGGCGTGCGTCTTCGGTGGCGGGTGCGGTGATGTCGAACTCTGTCTTCATTGCCCTCGGCGAACCGAGTCCGACGACGCTTCCGTTCCCCGCCCCGTCGGTCCTGCGGCCAACCACCTCCCGCTCTGCCCCCGCCGCCCGGTCGATCGCTTTGCTGATGTCCAGCGACTTCGGAAACCCCTGCCACTGAAGCCACTGCAGCTGATCCCGAATCTCCCAGCCCGCATCCTCGAGCGCAGTCGTCAGTCTGTGGATCGTGCGTTGGCCTCCGAATGCGATCAGGTGCGCGCCTGGCTTGGCGACTCGCAGGCACTCGCGCGCCCAGTCCTCACCGGGAGGCAGTGCGTCCCATTTCTTGCCCATGAAGCCTAGACCGTAGGGGGGATCAGTACAGATCGCGTCTACGCTATCGGGCTCCATCTCGCGCATCGCTTCGATACAGTCGCCGTGGATCAGCCGATGTCGGCCGACGGTGATCATGTCATGTTCCTCTTGCGCTCATACCAGCAGGGGATCTCATTCGCCTGCCTCGCTGTGACTACGGTACTTCGCTCGCATCCCACGATCCGCGCTACCTGGCCATCAGTGAGGCACCGTCCGCGTTCTTCGCTGGATCCGATCACTGCGCCGACCGCTGCTGCCGTGCCGTAGTAGACGAGCCCACCGACGACATAGCGGGACGGCGGCCTGCCTGGGAGCCTGCTCATCTGGTAGCTCGCAGGACCCACAAGCTATCCCCCATGTCCATCAGCGCCCGCAGGATCCCAGGCTTGCGCGCGGCATCTCTGCCCGTAACAAATGCCATCCGCAGGCAGTGGATCGCATCCTCGCGGGCAATGGTCTCGATCTCAGCCCTGCACTCCTCGCAGAGCAGCTCAGTGAGCGGGCTCAATCGCTTTATCTCGCTCTCCCGAAAGCTGCCATGGCATCCCTCGCACTCCATGAGCATGCACTCGCATGGATCTGGACCCAGCCGCACATCGCAATATCCGCATCTATAAGCCATCATCTCTCCTCGGTTAAAGGCTCTTCAGCCAGCGACGCGAACCGCTACCTGAAGAGCCTCGGCCGACAACGGGAGCAGCCGGCCGAGACCGCAGCGCGCAGAGTTACTGGGGAGGTGCGCGCCGCTATTCGTGATCAGAAGGGCAGGTCACCCAGATCGTCCTGTTGCGGTTTTTGCGGCCAGAGCTCGCAATTGCCTACATGGGCACCTTCTGTTGCATCGACCGCCCGCGTACATGCACAACTCGTCGGCAGCGTTTTCAATCACCCCTGCGTCGTAGCCGTCGAACCAGTCGGAGATGGGCATCGACAAGGCCATGTCCGCATCACCCATTAGCTCCAACAGCCTTGGACCGAACTGCGTCAGATCGCACGCGCCAAGCGAAACAACCAGCGCACCAAGAGCATCCTGCATCGACATGCGATCGCCCTCTGCCACCTTCAGGCGAGCCTCGATGTGCCGACTCCGCTCCCGCGCCTCGTCCCGCTCTGCTCGCAGTGTTTCGATCGTATCACTCAGCATCGCGGCACTCCTTCACGGTCGCGGCAGGGTACTGCCAGAAGTAATCAATCGCTGCCTGTCGGTTTCTCATTCTCATGCTCTACTCCCGCGTACCCTGATTCCAGTTGCTTGATTAATGCCTTTCTAAAACGGCAAGTCACCCAGATCGTCCTGCTGCGGCTTCTTCCAGGCGGTCTCCCTGCGCTGGCCTCCTCCGCTGTCATCTCGAGCAGGCGGGCAGTCGATGCTGTGCACGGTGATCCCAAAGCGCGTGTTCTTCTGGCCGTCGTTGCCCTCCCATGTCCTCATCGTCAGCGAGCCGGTGACGGTGACGTAGGTTCCTTTCCTGGCGCTGCTCAGGTCCCTGAAGGCCCAGCCCTGCGGCCCATCGCCGTTCTCCCAAGCGGTAAGGTCCAGCCACATCGAGTCCTTCTGCTTGCCTTGCGAATGGGCCAGGGAGCAGGACGCAACCTGCCTGCCCGCGTTCGTGCTGCGGACCTCGGCGTCTCTGCCGAGGCATCCCTTTATCGTGATCGTGTTGGTCATCGCCATGAGATTGATTCCTTCTCGATGAGGGCGCAGCCCTCGATGGTTTCGCCCGCTTGCAGGCGCTTCTTGATCGCTGTCTTGTCGGCCTTCGGCTCGCCCAGTCGGAAGCAGCCATCAGGCAGCGAGCCCACATCGCAGGCCGCCGCCACATCTACGCTCACCGACTCCTTGAGCCAGTAGGACGCGCTGGGCGTCTTGACCTTGGCGCCCATGCCCGCGGCTCTGCGAGTCTGGAGCAAGCTGGTTGCCAGCGCTTTGCAGCGGTCCACGCCGCTCTTCGCTGCTCTGGCCTTGCGGGTCAGGCGCTTGGACTCAGCCGCTAACATGGCGGCCTCAGTGGCCATCCGCACGCTTACCGCACGCAGCGCATCCAGCTTGTCCTCGGAGCCCTCGGCCAGCGCCTCGAGCAGGATCCCCAATTCCTCATCAGCGAGGTTGCGTGCTTCTTCCTCGATCTCCTCATCGGCTGCGATCTCCATCAGCCAGGGGATCCGCTGCGCTGCTGCGATGATCTGTGGTGTCGTGATGCTCATTCTCTAGTCCTCCCAGTTGTTGGCTTCTGCGTGCCTGGCTGCGGAGACGAATTCGCGCCAGGGCATCTGCTCCGAGAGGCTGTTAAGCGCCTCCCATATCACCTGTGCGGCGTCTTCTGACGCCTTGCAGTCGTCCAGGGTGGGTCCGCCGCTGCCTGCCGCATAGCGGACGACACAGCGCGCTTGCTCTGGCGTGGTACATCCAGCCCTCGAGGCCAGCGCTCTGCGGATCTGGTCGATGGTGCTGGGCGGTTGCTTCGCTCTTGGCTGCGATGGTCGGATCTGCTGATCGGGCTGATCAACATCTCGCGCATCAGCATCAGCATCTGGTGCCACTCCGATCATGGCTGCGAGCCCATAGCGGCGCAGGTATGTGATCGCACCTCCTACGCTCTGCGGATCTCCGCTGCTCTGGCAGGACACTGTTCCGCGGATGCTGCCCTCTTGCGAGCTGTGCATCAGCACTGTCTCCACGCTGCACACACCAGCCTCCCAGGACGGTAGCTGGATCACGCAGAGCCCGTGCTTGGACAGGGTCTCGCGGCATCCGTCGAGCACGTCAGAGAGATCTGCGTATGGGTATGAGAACTTCTTGCCCTTCGCGATCTTGGTCTTCGGCGGATTGCGAAGCTCGCCCTGGGCGGCTGCCAGTGCGGCTGTCAGGCTCTTGTGCGCGCTCATCAGACGAACAATCCGACCGGGCAGTCATCTGCGTGATCGTCGCTCGCTGGGCAGTCTGCCGCTCGGTCGCAGGCACGATAGGCTGGACCCAGGACCGAGAATCTTCCCAGCCCAACGGCGCAGCCGATGTCCTCGTAGGTCGCGCATCGGGCGATGCTCCCGATGCTGTACGTAACGTCGAACTCTCGTCCAGCCACGGGCGAGTCGGTGTGCAGAGACAGGCTCTCACCCACATCGTAGAGATTGAGGCTCGCCGTCCTGAAGCCTTCCAGCCGCATCGTCGCAGCCAGCTCAGCGGCCTGAGCCTGGAGGGCCACAGATGGGCGCGGGTTCGTGAAGTCGCTCATGCTCCCGCCTCCTGGTTGATGTGGTCCTGAAGCCGTCCGCTGATCGTCTCCCTGTTCGCGGCGCTGACACCATCGAACAGGCCGCTGCCTGCGATGTAGGCATCTACCGCGGTGTAGACGTCATCCGTCTCAGCCAGCGCCATGAATTGCTCCACGGTTTGACTGCCCACCCAGGTGTCCCAGACCTCAACGCTGTAGGCGCTGACCGTATAAGTGATTCCCATGGTCTCTATCTCCCCAGCCGGATTAAGCGCCGGCTCGCTGTGGTTGTCTAGTACTTCCGCCAGCCGCCGCTGATGCGCTTGCGATAGTCGGACCGCGCCTCGGCGGTGCTCATGTGGCTGGTGTTGGTGTACGTGCAGTCGTCAACGTCAACGGTCGCGGCATCACCGAGGATGGTGTACGTGGCGTAGTGAGGGATGCCCGTCCGCTTGGCGGCTGGGTTGTACAGAGTGTGGGTGCTCGGCTTGCTCATGGTCTCTCTCCCCGTGTCGCTCGCTGCGACTGAGAAGACACTACATTAGTACATTGAGCATCGCAAGACTCTTGTACATATTTTTTTGATGTGTACTCTAGTCCCATGAGCAACGACAAGATCGAGACGAGTGGCCGCCCCATGCTGCGCGCATGGATGAAGCGTCAAGACCTATCCCGCGCAGAGGCGGCCATCGTGCTGCACACCACTGTCCATACGCTGGCGAGCTGGCTTGATGGTCGGCGGCGGCCTGGCCTATCGGCGGCGCTGCTGATCGAGGCAGCAACGAGCGAGGCCGTAGATCGGCACGACTGGCTCACGGCTGATGAGCGGCTCAGCATGCAGGCGCTGAGAAAGGCCCATGGCTGATGGCCGATGTGCCACAGCTCGAGGACGGGCACATTCGGATCGCCAACGATCTATGGGATGCGTGGATGTCCGCCGATCTGACTGGCGCAGAGAATCGCGTGCTGATGTTCATGCTTCGCCAGTCCTACGGCTGGGCTCGCAAGGACACCGCTCACTATTGCGGGCGAGGTGCGATCCGCGATGCGCTGAGCCTGAACAGGGCCACAGTCACGCGAGCGATCAAGGGTCTGCGGCTGAAGCACTTGATCACGATCAAGCAGCGCGGAGGCATAGGTCAGCCGACCGTCTACGAGATCCAAAAGGACTGGCGGAAGTGGAGCCCCACGGTGCTGCCTGATGCCTTCGATCCTGGGCGCGTGGAGACACCTAGGCGCATCCAGACACCTAGGCGCGCAGAGACACCTACCCTAGGCGCGCACAGACACCTAGGGGTAGGTGTCCAGATGCGCCCCAAAGAGAACCAAGAAGAACCAAGAAGAAACAAGAGAACAACAACAGCAGCGCGCGAGGGTCGGATCGATGTCCATGAGATCTACATCGGCCTAGGTGGCCGCGGGCTGATCCCATCGATGCAGCAGCCCAAGTGGATCGCCATCGGTGAGCAGGATGTTGAGGAGGTCCAGGCGCTGGTGCAGTGGGCAGCGATGAACACCGACAACCCGCTCAGGGCCTTCCTCGGATGCTTTGATGACAGCGGGACGATCACCTCCAAGCGGCGGCCCAAGAGCAACGGCAGGCGCAGGTACAAGGAGCAGCGGGACGATGAGACGGAGGCGGACATGTGGAACCGGATCGCCCGAGATGCGAACGAGAAGCGACTAGAGAGAGAGCGAGGCGGGCAATGAGCATCGAGGCAGATGAGCTGAGAGCACTGGTCTACACACACACCGGATGGTCGCCTGGGCCTGATGAGTTCGACGCCTGGATCGGTCGCCTGGGCGGCCTGACTCCGTATCAGGTGGATGAGGCGCTGCGGCGGATCACCGAGAATCGAGCAGACAGAGGGCTGAGATCAAGGGTCACCGTTGCCGAGGTCTACCGGCTGGGGAGGACGATCCGCCTGCGCTCGCCTGTGGTCCGTGATGAGCGAGAGGCGCCGCCGGTCTGCGACTGCCCGCGGCTCTGCTCGAGAGGCCTTCTCAAGATGGAGGATGAGCGAGGATATGAGTTTCTAGCGCACTGCGACTGTGCCCGCGGAGAGTACGAGGCGCGCCAGGGGAACAAGCTGGCGAGGACGGGCAGAGCGGACGAGCCCTGCTTCCAAGATGCGGTGATCGGGCGAGGTGTGATCTTCTACCTCGGCAAGGGATGCACGGTCGTTGATCGTGCCGAGATCCGCTGGAGTGATCGCGGGCGGCAGTGGATCCTCGATGAAACGAACCGCCTGCAAGCAGAGGGAATGACCCGCAGAGCGGCTCACGACAAAGCCACAGCGGCAGCGTGCCACAAGCGGATGCAGCAACGAGGCGGGCTGCTGGCTGGGATCGGCCGATGAACCCGCGCAACAGCAGGCCAGTCAGCTATCAGGGTCGCCAGTTCGCCTCCATCCAGGACGCAGTGCTCTACATCGTAGAGAGCGAGCGCCGCCCGCGAAGCGATCAAGGGATCGCGCTTCTGCTGGGATGCACCCTGACCGCCGTTTGGTCAGCTCGCCACAGATGGGGGATCCCGAATTCGAGGCAGAGGCGAGCGGCGATGGAGGCGGCCAGATGAGATCGTTTCAGTGCCCGCGATGCCAGAGGCGCTGGAGGGATGAGCGGTTTCCCTTCCGCTGCCCGCGATGTCTAAGACATCTCAACATCGACAGCGAGGGCCGGATCTCGGTGCCTCTGACTGTGGAGATCGAGCGAGGCGCTACACCCTCGCCTAACAGGATCGCAGCAGCCACAGAGCCAGCCTGCCCGCTATGCGGCGAGGCTGACTGCGACTGGGGCTGCGAGGGAGGAGTGGCAGGATGGTAGACCGCAGAGCATTTACTGAGGCAGAGCTTTCGCACCTAATGCTGATCGCTGAGATCCACGGGATCAGCAGGCAGACGTTGATCGTGAGGCTGATCGGCGTTGGGCTGATGGCGCTCGAGGCTGGATGCGATGTGCCAGCGATGCCAGATGGCTCGTTTGACGCTGTAGGGGATGCTGTAGGATCGGCGCATGGCGGCGACTACCGCGACGCGCAATAAGGCAGCAAAGCTCAGGGGCACGGGTATGTCACAGATGGACGCAGCCGCCGAGGTTGGCGTAGGACAGACGACCATCAGCAGGTGGGAGCGGACGCATGCAGGCTTTCGGCTAACTCTGGCTAAGTCCAAGGCGCAGGCGTGGGCCTATTGCGATGAGCTGGTGAAGGTGACGGGCCAGCGGCTGCTTGAGCGAGCGCCCGAAGAGGAAGACTTAGGCAAGCTGGGCGCGCTCTTCTCGCACGCTGTAAAGCACGTTGTAAGCATCGAGGAGCAGGACGTTGCCGAAGAGCGGAAACAGTACGCCAGCGAGGATGAGGCGCTGCGAGACCTGGCCGCCAGGTTGACGCCTGAGCAGCTGGCGAAGCTCAACGAGATGAGTGCGGGTTGAGCCTCTTTGCGGCTGCGGATGACTGGTGCGGATATGACGTTGATCCGTTCGCGCGGTATCAGCCTCGCCCATCACAGGAGGCCTTCCACAGACTCAACAGCAACCTGCGCCTCTTCAGGGCGCCCAATCAAGTCAACGGCAAGAGCTACGCTGGAGCCTGGGAGGCGCTGGCGTTCCTGCTGGGGAAGCACCGATATAGGGATCTAAAGAGCGGACCGGTCAAGGGGATGCTGGTGCCGTACAGCGACGACTCTTGCAAGGCCATCGAGGAAAAGCTGTGGGAGCTGTTGCCGATTGGCGTTCTGCATTCCGAGTGCCGCTACGATCCTGATCGTGGCTTCCGAGTCGGCAAGCGGCGCGTGCTGCGCTTGGCCTCTGGCTCATCGCTGGGCTTCATCAGCCAGAAGGCGGGCTCGATGGCCTCCGCTGGGCAGACGCTCGACTTTGTCTGGTTCGATGAGCCTCCTACACCGGATGTCTTCGCGGAGGGCCAGGCGCGAGTCAGAGCGACCAAGGGCAGCATCTGGCTCACGCTGACGCCAGTTGGCCGCCCTTGCGACTGGCTCAAGGACATGGTCAGCAGAGGGGTCATCTCGGAAGTGGTCGGCCAGTTCACCGAGGAGGACACAGGGCTCACGGCTGACGAGCTAGCGCAGATCGTCGCTGAGACGCTGCCCGCCCAGGTACCGCAGCGCTGCTATGGGCACTGGGACGGTGTGACGCCCAACCGCTACTTCGCTGCCTGGTCTGACGATCTGGTGTTGCCGCTCGAGCATGAGCTTGGCGATCGGATGTGGGAGGTGCTGATCGGGATCGACCATGGCGAGGGAGCTAAAAAACAGGTCGCGCTTTTGCTGCTCTTCGATGCTGACTCTGGCGATCTGGTGTGCTGGGATGAGACGATCAGCGATGGCAAGACAGATTCGCTGCGGGATGCTGTGGCGATCGTGGATATGCTCGATCGCCATGGGATGGTGCCTGAGCAGGTGGAC